AGCAATCACAATCTCTTTTCTTGCAATGGCTTTCGAGGCCCACCGGATACTCATTGCAGACCCTCAACTGTATGAACCTGAATTTGTATCGCAAGCTGGTGAATTGTCAGAGCACTGGGCAAGAGAAAATTGGAAGAGGAGAGAAGAATCCCTCCGGCATGACAAAGTGTGCATGTTGCTGATGAACACGGAGCCCAGACTGGACGGCCACATACAGCCAGATTCGAGGGCCCACGGGGGGAGTTCAGGCAGCGTGCAAACTGAAGAAGAGGAGAAAACTTTCTCCCTGGAAGATATAGAGGGGCTGGCTGAGCATGGAAGAGGGGTTTATAGAGAGAACCAAGAATTAGTGGAAGAGGGCCTGGGAAGCCACTCACCCGATACCGAGTCACAAGGAGAGGAGAGTGGAGAGGAGGAAGATTTCATCTTTGGGGCCGAAGAAGAAGACCCAGACGACACCCCCTCTGAAATTGTGAAACTCTTGGAACCTGACCTAATTGATTCAAATTACCGGTACACTCTCTTGGAAGGGGTCACCAGCGGCAAATACGCACAAATGGAGTTTACAAATCTGTGGGGGATATCAACTAGCAACCAGTGGGACCTTGTGGACAGAATCAAAAGAAAATTGATAGAAGTGAAAGTGACCACCCGGGTCCCCCTGGATGTCTGGAAAGAAGTGCAAGAACACGCTTCGGGGACAGATCCAGAACATTACGGGGCCTATATAATACATGATGATTTGTGTGGGAATTTTGTTCCTTACAAATTTGGAAATATCGATGACTTGCCTGGTTGGCCCCATGCGCTTGACTTTTTAATCAGGAGGCATGCTCTTCTGATGTCCCACGGTGGGGTTCCCACTGCAGGAGGGATAGAGGACAGGGCCCCATTATGGGATGAAGTCTTCATGACTAAAACAAGGGATTGGGTCGCCCCCCTGTGGAAGAGGGATGACTTCAGAGTGAGGAGAGATGATGCCTCTAGAATGCAGCCATTCAATATAAAGGATTTCTTAAATCTGCTCGAAGACCCTAGAAACAGAGACAGCCGGAGGACAGCCAAATGGAAGGGGAAACTGCTCCCTGTTAGCTGGTGCAAAACAGTGGCGTCCACTCAGGACAGGGACCTGGACATGGTTCAAGTGGTTCTCGAGGACATGGGCCCAATTGGAATGTGGGAGGAGGTGAATGCAAACCCTTTCAAGGTGGAAAGGACAGTAACGGCACTGGCTGTGCTGCTCTCAATCTTCAAGGAAGGGTTCGAAAACAGAGATCCGTATGTATCAGTGAAAAAGAAGCCCAAGGGCTGGGTGATACAAGGGAAGCCCAAATCAGAAGAGATCACTGAGGCCCTAATGGAGCTGGGTGTGGGCTACAAACCGTATCAAATGACTGGAGTGGTGGAGCCAGACATGCGCCAAGATGATACGGAAGATATAGAAAAGGTTAGATGGGATGATTGGATGACAGATCTAATGGAGAGCGAAGCCGAAGAGTTGGGAACAAAAACATTCAAAGCTGGAATCTTCAGTGAGGCAGAAAGTAGGCACATACTGGATGACCCTGCAAAGAAATTGTGCTCGAAGATCTATGACCTCTTCAGGAGCCACAAAGTTGGGGCGACATGTTCAAAAGTAATGGGGTTCTATTCAAGGATGGGGGGATCCTACTTAAGGGCTATAACTGGGAAAAATAGGCAACATTCTTCTCTCGCAATATTCCCATTGTACTACAAAACTTATGATAGTGAGGGAAATGGGACTAGGAACCTTACTGGGTTTGTTATTAGAGGGCCTCATCATGTAAGAGAATCTACCGACACCATAAATTTGTTGATCGTAGAAAAGACCAACTTGACCAGAGAGCAATTAAGGAGGAGACTTGCCGGCGGTGCCTTAATCAATGGGACCTGGTGGGTGAGAAAAAATGCGGTCAGAAAGACAGATTCCACATACTTGTCCTTCCTGCACAACTCCCTTTTTGTTCCCACCAATTTCCTAGGAGAGCTTGTGACCACTCATCCGAACATTTCTATGGCCAAGGACAACCCAGCCTACTGGGAGATTATATTGTCAGGGAGTTTCGGATGCTGCAAGACTTTTCATTTGAGGAGGGTAATTGAGACGGTCCTCATGGGAATACTAGGGAAGTCCCAAGAAGAAGGCTATCATGACATGTACAGGAAAGTCTACATGCTCTTGATGGCTAAGGGGAGGGGAGACATAGCTCAGGTTATGGACATCAAGGCCATGGCAGAGGAAATGAATGAGTGCTTACTGGACTCTGCTTTCGTCTTGTGGTGCCATTCGGAGTTGATAGACTTCATGAAGTTTGTTTCCAACAGGGAGCCTTTCAGCTCTTAGACCATTGTATGATGTTAAGAAAAAGAGATTTGTGATTGCT